CGATCGCGGCGTAGCTCAAACCGACGTTCTGGCGCCCGCGCCATTCACAAAGTCAACAACATGACACCGATGCGGGGCGGCTGGAGATTCTGACAAATGCCCTGCTTCTCACCGAGAGCAGGATACCGCCGACCGAACGGAACAATAAAATTCGAACCTCTCAACGAGGGCCTCGAAAATCAGCTTCGCATACCGTGTGGACAGTGCATCGGCTGCCGCCTCGAGACTTCCCGCCAATGGGCGGTCAGAATGATGCACGAAACCAAAGAGTCAAAGCCGGGACAAACTCACTTCCTGACGTTGACGTACGACCAGGACAATTTGCCCGAAGGGGCAACTCTAGTCCCGGCACACTTCACGCTCTTTATGAAGAGGCTAAGAAAACAATACGGCGAAGGTATCCGCTTCTATCACTGTGGCGAATACGGAGAAATGCGTGGAAGGCCGCACTATCACGCGGCCGTTTGGAACCTCGACCTGGACGACCTAAAACCAGTCGGACGCACGCACGGAGGCACCCTAAGCACCTCCGAAGAGCTCACAAAAATATGGGGCAAGGGCAAAGCCGACAGAGCAAATCTTGAGTTCAAGTCTGCAGCCTATATAGCCAGATACCTACTCAAGAAACAGACCGGGCCGAACCAGTACGGCGAAATCCCGGAACAGTACGAAACACAAAACGACTACGGCGAGGTTTTCGAAAAAGAACACGAATATACGACAATGAGCAGAGGCGAGGGAATCGGAAAAAAGTGGATCGATAAATACATGGAAGACGTCTACAAGTACGACGAAGTAATCGTAAACCAACGAAAGACCAGACCGCCGAAATACTACGATACGCGCTTTAAAGAAAACTGGGGCGAAGACGCACTACTAGAAATCAAAGAAAGGAGAAAAGACAAGATCAAAGAACGATATGGACAGCACGGGATGGAAACTATGCGCAGGCTCGAACATCGAGCCAACTACCAAGAAGTAATACGAAACAGGTACAAAAGAGAGCACGACTAGCTCTCCCAAGGCCGTGTACTACCTACACACAAGAACAAGGGCAGCTAAGAAAACAAAAAAAAGTGCCAAAACCTAAAATGAGGGGAAAACACGACAATGCAAGAACACCTGTATTCGGTATGGGACTCAAAAGCGGAAGAATTCCTCCCGCCGTTCTTTGCCAAAACTGATGGACTGGCCATCAGAAGCTTCCAAGAAGCAATAAACAACCAAGAGCACATGTTTGCGAAATATCCCGAGGACTACACGCTGTTTAAACTCGGCAGCTGGTTCACAACCGACGGAAAACTACTCAACAAAGACGCAAACATAAGCCTAGGATCGGCCTTCCAGTACCTGGAGGCGGCCGATTACAAGGCCGAAATCCGGGGAATCGCAGGCGGCGAGTAGCACCAAAACAAGCGACCCCTTAGTATACGCCTGAGACTGCACATTTCGGGCACAAACCGGAGGATCCATGAAGTCAGTAACCCAGGGACAGAAAAACTTTGCTCGGGCACCGATGGAAAGGCCTGGTCGATCCAAACTCAACCGCAGCAACGGAACAAAGACAACATTCGACTTCGGCCAAATCATCCCCGTATGGTGTGACGAAGCCCTACCGGGCGACACCGTTATAATGAATCCGACAATCTTCGCGCGACTCCAGACACAATTGAAGCCTGTCATGGACAACATGGTGATAGACATACATTTCTGGAGCATCCCGAATCGCCAGCTATGGACTGGCGCAGACGGGGGAGGGTCCTGGGAGAAATTCTGCGGAGCGCAGGACAACCCAGGAGACTCCGTGGACTTCACCGTCCCGATCGTGGGCATGGCCTCGAACATGGTGGCTCCGCGATACGGATTCTTTGACCACATCGGAATCCCACCAGCATACATATTCAACTGGAACTCGGACTTGCCCACAGCGAACCTATTCGGACGCGCGTACCGACACCTGTGGAATACGTGGTACAGGGACGAAAATTTGCAAGACAGCGTACACGTCGATTACGACGACGGCCCCGACACTATGACCACTTACAACGAAATACTGCCACGCGGAAAACGATTCGACTACTTCACATCATGCCTTCCCTATCCGCAAAAAGGTCCGGCAGTTGACATGCCAGTCGGAACATACGCGCCGGTAATCGCGGACCCGGCGCTTGGAGTAAATGCTCAACCAAGCTTTCAGACACATCAAGGAATAGCGACCGGACTAGGCCTCAGATATGAGGGAGCAGGACTAGGACAACCGCTCATGCTCAGCGCAGGAACAGCCGGCGGAGCATTCCTCGGCGACGATATGAACTGGGACAACACCGCGCTAGTAACAGACCTGCAAGCTTCTACAGGGGCAACAGTGGAAGCACTACGACAGTCAGTTGCCGTACAAAGACTCTACGAAAAAGACGCAAGGGGCGGGACACGCTATGTGGAAGTCCTAAAAAGTCATTTTGGAACCGCTCCCACGGACCTACGGCTTATGAGGCCGGAATTCCTGGGGGGGGGAAGCGTAAAAATTGGCGTCAACCAGGTCGTGCAGACCAGCGCATTCGGTAACAGCAACGGACTCGCACCAGATATCGGCGACCTGGGCGCATACGCAACGGCAGCCGGATCGCCTCAGGGCTTCACCAAGTCATTCCAAGAACACTGCGTGCTCCTCGGGCTCGTAAGCGCCCGCGCCGATCTGAACTACCAAGACGGAATATCAAGGATGCACTCCAGACGCACCCGGTGGGACTACTATTGGCCGGAACTCCAAGGACTCGGCGAACAATCCGTATACCAAAAAGAAATATATGCAACAGGCGGGACCACCGCAGACGACGAAATCGTCTTTGGCTACCAAGAACGCTGGGCAGAGATGAGATACAAGCCCAGCGAAATCAGCGGGAAATTCCGAAGCGACGATCCGCAAAGCCTCGATATATGGCACCTGGCGCAAGACTTCGGACCATCCGCACCAGTCCTCGACGATGTATTTATCGAGGAAAACCCCCCAGTAAATAGGATCCTGGCCGTGACCGACGAACCGCACATTATGTTTGACGCGTTCTTCAACTGTCACTGGGTCAGGCCGATGCCCGTGTACGGCGTACCCGGACTCAGGCGGCTCTAATGGGGCTGGGAGACTTCTTCGGCGGAATACTAGGCCTAGGCGGAGACATAGCCGCAGGCGGATGGAGCGCCGCGGAAGCAAGAAAACAACGACAGTTCCAAGAACGAATGTACAAGAGCCGCTATCAGAACCAGATGGAGGATATGCGAAAGGCCGGACTCAACCCGATGCTGGCTTTTGGACAAACACCACCAGGACCGCCCAGCGGTGCAATGGGTGCGATAAATCCAAAACTCGGGACAGACGCCGCAAATTCGGCTCTCAAATGGAACAAGATGACGCCCGAGAAAAAACTAATACAGGGACAAACCGCAGCCGCCAGTGCCTCGGCAGCTAGAGACAAATCCCAGGAGAAACTACTAATCGAACAAGCAAGAGCGCAACAACTCACCAACGTCGGCCTCGAAATCGAAGCCATGATCGACCGAAGCGAGTACGGACAAGCGATCCGAAAAGTAAAAAGAGCAACTAGCGCCGCTGGCGCACTAATACCCGCGGTCGGCGGCCTCGGAGCAGGAATGCTCCTCAAGGGTAAGAGAAAGAGAGGCGGACAAAGGGACCACGGAAGCGGAGTACGGACCCCGTACCGCAGAAACCAACAACCGCCCAAGTACCAACTACAACGGCTACAACAGAACCCACCGCACTATCGAAGGGGGGGAGGAGAATGAGCAGCGGACCTTATCAACAACCGGAAGACAGCTTCCTGGAACAAGCAGGAGATTGGATAATCCACGTAATAACCTGCGTGGTGGATTGGTTCACTAGGGGAGGAGGGCACGCGTGAGCGAGCGGAAACCGAGAGTCAGGGTACGCCAACAAATCGACCTGGGGGCACAACCCGACAGCAAGGGCAAGCCCACCAAAGGACGGGCACACCAGGAGTTCAAGGACGATGCGGACATAAACCAAATCATGGAGAGATTCCGTGTAACGGGCATTCTCAAAAAACGGACCGAACAGCCAATGTATGGGGACTTCTCTGGCCTCACGAGCTTCGAAGACGCCATGGCAATCACGGAGCGCGCTAAAGAGATGTTCCAAGCGCTCCCAGTGAAGGTCCGAAACAGATTCGCGAACGATCCCGCCCAAATGATCGAGTTTGTGGACGATCCAGCGAATCAAGAAGAGGCCGTGTGGCTGGGCATGTGTGCCCCCGAGCCAGATCAGCGGCCTCAAGATCCCCGGCAACCGTTTGTGTCAGATCAGCTCACAACCGAAAATGCCGAGGAAAATCAAGACACTACGCCGGAATCCGGCGATAGTGTCAGTTAGACCAGTTACAACAAGGTAACAACTGGTCAGAGGCTCCTCAGCGGAGCCAGGGGGGAAACCAAATGCGAAGAACACGACGACCCGGCGGACGAAGGAGCTCGCGATCGCGGCGTAGCTCAAACCGACGTTCTGGCGCCCGCGCCATTCACAAAGTCAACAACATGACACCGATGCGGGGCGGCTGGAGATTCTGACAAATGCCCTGCTTCTCACCGAGAGC